CTACTCCAAGAGTCCGGCGTATACCGAGACGAGCCTTTCAATGTCACCTATCCAGACCTAGCCCTGGATGTAGATCACGTACTTATAGACCAGCCTGACCACAAAGTTCGTCGGACTAAATACTTTGGTCTGGTTCCTAGATCATTACTTGAAGACTCAGAAGAATACGAAGAACTTGATGAAGAGGAAGACTCTTTCTACGTCGAGGCTATTGTCGTTATCATTAATGGCAACATTATTGTTAAGGCTGAAAAGAACCCTTACATGATGAATGACCGGCCCATCATTGCTTTTCCTTGGGACATAGTCCCTGGAAGATTCTGGGGTCGAGGTGTTTGTGAGAAGGGTTATAACTCTCAGAAGGCTTTGGATGCAGAGCTTAGGGCCAGGATAGACGCGCTTGCCCTCACGATTCATCCTATGATTGCAATGGACGCCTCGAGAATGCCTAGAGGGGCCAAGCCTGAAGTCAGACCAGGCAAGATTATTATGACCAACGGTAATCCGGCGGAGATTCTCCAGCCATTTAACTTTGGTCAAGTCTCTCAGATTACATTCGCCCAAGCTGGTGAGCTTCAGAGAATGGTTCAGACAGCTACAGGCGCTATTGATTCAGCCGGTATCTCTGGCTCTATCAATGGAGAAGCCACTGCCGCTGGTATCTCCATGTCCCTGGGCGCAATTATCAAGCGTCACAAGCGAACACTGATTAACTTCCAAGAGTCTTTCTTGATTCCAATGATCGAGAAGATTGCTTGGAGATATATGCAGTTTGAGCCAGAGCTGTACCCAGTGGCAGACTATAAGTTTGATATCACCTCGTCCTTGGGGATTATTGCCAGGGAATATGAGGTGACTCAGCTAGTTCAATTGCTTCAGACTATGCCGCAGACATCTCCGGCTTATATGTCTTTGATTGAAGCAGCCATTGATAGTATGAACCTCTCTAACAGAGAAGAGCTAATCAAGATGCTCAAGGCTGCGGGTCAGGTTTCTCCAGAACAGCAGCAGGCACAACAGGCAGCTCAAGAAGCGGCACTGAAACTTCAGTCAGACTTCCAGCAGTCCCAGACAAATGCGCTTAACGGGCAGGCTAAGGAGTCAGAAGCCAGAGCAATTAAGATGCTGGCTGAGACCAAGGCAATTCCTGTAGAGCTTGAGACGGCCCAGATCAAGGCTATTACAAGCAATCTGTCAGTAGGCACGGCAGATGACAAGGAATTTGAACGACGACTCAAGGTGGCTGACAGGGTAATGAACGAGAAGAAGGTAAATCTCGCCATAGCCAAGGAGTTAATGTGGTAACACCACAAGATTTAAGAGAAGTTGTAGCTCAAGTAAACGGGATATTGAAAAACTTAGAAGAGCGCATTTCAAAGCTAGAAAAAGCCCAAGAAGAAAAGCGCGAAATCCTTAAAAGGCATCCTAAGTGATTACAGATCAGGAATATTTTAACGCCATGGATGAGATGTTTGCATCTGATGGCTGGAAGTTGTTAATAGGCGAGCTTGAAGAGAATGCTCGCAACATAAATTCTGTTGAGGCAACAAAGGATGTGGATGACCTGTTCTTTCGCAAAGGACAGCTAAACAGCCTATCTTTTATCCTCAATCTTGAATCTACCATGGACCATAGCAGAAAAGAGTCAAGCAATGAGAATCTTTGATTATCAATGTAAAAACGCTCATGTATTTGAGTGCTTCGTCAGAGATGAGTCAGAGCATTATTGCCCTCTCTGTAATGAGATTGGTAGCCGTATGATCTCTGCCCCACGAGTGTATTTAGACCCTACATCCGGTCACTTCCCAGGTGCTACGATGAAGTGGTTAAACTCAAGAGACAAGCAGATCGCAAAAGAACTTAAGGCAAACCAAGATTAGTCCGTTATCACTGTCGCGAAACAGTGAGGCGGGTAGCTAGATTGGTCTTATGAGGCTTAATGATGGCAGAACTAATTGATAGCGTAGAACAAAATGAAGATGATTTCTCCGTACTTGATGAATCTAACGACCAAGAAGTATCGGTAGAGGCAGAGAGACAACCGGAAGTTCCCGATAAGTACCGTAATAAGTCTATTCAAGACCTGGTAAAGATGCACCAAGAAGCTGAATCCCGTCTTGGTCAGCAAGGGTCAGAGGTAGGCGAGTTACGCAAAGTTGTAGACCAATTCATTCTCTCGCGATCAGATGAAAAAAAGACAGAACCCGCAGAGGAAGTTGACTTCTTCTCCGACCCTGATAAAGCCGTAGACAAGCGTATTTCTTCTCATCCTGCTATTAAGCAGGCTCAGGAGTTAAATGCTAGAATACGCAGTGAGCAGGCAAAGAGTATGTTGATGTCAAAGCATCCTGATGCAGCCGACATTGCTGGTGATCCTGCATTTGCAGAGTGGGTTCAGGCAAGTAAGTGGCGAAAAGAGTTGTATTCACGCGCAGACAGTCAGTTTGATACTGATGCCGCAGACGAGTTGTTCTCCCAATGGAAATCAACTAAGAGTGCATCAGCAAGTTTACTGGACGCAGAGAAGGCATCTCGCAAGGAGACTTTGAAAAAAGCATCAACTGGATCGTCAAAGGGAAGCTCTGAGCCAAAAGGCAAAGTCTTCTACCGTAGGCGGGACATTATTGAACTCATGCAAACCAATCCAGAACGATACCATGCTATGGAGCCTGAAATAAGACAGGCTTACGCAGAGGGTAGAGTTCGCTAAATAGAGGCTACACATCATGGCTAATGAAACTTCAGGTGCGTTTTTTACCGCAAACGCAGTAGTAGATAAGACAGCAGCAGATAAGTTCATTCCAGAGATTTGGTCTGATGAGGTTATTGCTGCGTACCAGAAATCCCTCAAGATGGCTCCGCTTGTTAAGAAGATGAACTTCCGAGGCAAGAAGGGCGATGTTATCCATCTGCCCAAGCCAGTTCGTGGCTCTGCATTTGCCAAGGCAGAAGCAACAGCGGTTACGATTCAAGCGAACCTTGAGTCTGAAACCACTCTGACTATCAACCGTCACTTTGAATATTCTCGTTTGATCGAGGATATTGTTAACGTCCAGGCTCTGTCATCTCTGCGTCAGTTCTACACAGAAGATGCAGGCTACGCGCTGGCTCGTCAAATTGACAACGATCTGTTCCGCGCAGGCACTGCGTTTGGTAACGGTACACTTGACCTGACTGTTGCTTTGTCAGGAACTTGTACTGGTGCTGCGTGGGTTAACAGCAACTCCTACTACATTGACTCTTCTACTGGGCTGACTGCGTATGCGGTTGATACAGTAGTAACGGGCGATGTGTTTACCGACGCAGGCTTCCGCGCTCTGATTAAGAAAATGGATGACGCAGATGTCCCCATGACTGATCGAGTATTCGTGATTCCTCCTGCATTGCGTTCTGCAATCATGGGCGTTGACCGCTATGTATCAAGCGACTTTACTGATGCTCGTTCTGTACAGTCAGGTCTGATTGGTAGTGTGTACGGCATTCAGATTTATGTATCCTCCAATTGCCCGCTGATTGAGGATGCTACATCTAACAGTGCTGGTACTGTCGATGTGCGTGGTGCTTTCTTCTTCCACAAGGACGCACTGGTTCTTGGTGAGCAGATGAGTGTTCGTTCACAGACTCAGTACAAGCAAGAGTACCTGTCTACCCTGTACACTGCCGATACTCTGTACGGTGTTCAGGCTCACCGCCCAGAAGCAGGATTCCTTCTTGCTGTTCTTGATGCGTAAGTAACAGACAAGGGGAGGGGTAATACCCTCCCTTTGTTTTACCCTCATTAACTTATAGGGCTACCAGATGAGTAATTATACAAAGACTACAAACTTTACAGCTAAAGACACCCTTACATCTGGTAATCCATTGAAGGTTGTTAAAGGCACAGAGATTGATGCCGAGTTTACGGCAATTCAAACAGCGGTTAATTCCAAGTCTGACTCAGCCTCTCCTTTATTTACTGGAACACCATCCTTAAACGGGGTGGCTATTACATCAACAGCCGCAGAATTAAATATTCTTGATGGTGTTACTGCGACAGCCGCAGAGATTAATGTCCTTGATGGCATTACATCAACAACCGCAGAACTAAATATCCTTGACGGAGTGACAGCCACAGCAGCAGAGCTTAATGCCCTGGATGGAATCACTGCCACGGTCACAGAATTGAATTACACTGATGGTGTTACAAGCGCCATCCAAACACAGCTAGACACTAAAGCTCCTTTGAATTCCCCAGTTCTTGTTACTCCTAACCTTGGCACTCCTTCTGCTGGCGTTCTTACTAATGCCACAGGACTCCCTATTGTTGCCGGCACTACTGGGACTCTTTCTACGGCCCGTGGCGGCACAGGAGTCACTACTGCTAGTAACGGTCAGCTTTTGATAGGTAATGGTACAGGCTTTACCGCAGCGACTCTGACAGCAGGCTCTGGCGTAACCCTAACCAATGGGGCAGGTTCTATCCAAGTAGCCTTTACTGGCCCAGGTACTGGTACAGTAACAAGCATTGATGTATCTGGTGGGACTACAGGCTTAACAACCTCTGGTGGGCCGGTAACATCAACAGGCACAGTAACTTTGGCTGGTACTCTTGCTGTAGCCAATGGCGGAACGGGAATTACATCGTTTGGCACAGGTGTCGCTACGTTCCTCGGCACACCATCCAGCGCAAACCTTGCTGCTGCGGTTACCGATGAAACTGGCTCAGGCGCTCTGGTATTTGCTACGTCACCGACTCTGGTCACTCCGGTACTGGGAACGCCTGCTTCAGGCAACCTTTCCAACACAACGGTAGACGGCACAAACTCCGTAGGCTTTAAGAGCGTCCCAGCGGTCGGAACTAAGACAGCGAGCTACACACTGGCAGTAGGCGATGTCGGTAAATACGTTCAACTAGGCGCAAGCGGTGCGATAGTTATCCCAGACGCAACCTTTTCCGAAGGTAACGCGATTACCGTGTTCAACAATACCGGCTCTACTGCGACCATCACTTGCAGCATCACCACAGCCTACATTGCAGGCACTTACACAGACAAGGCGACCATGACCCTTGCTGCTGCTGGTGTGGCGACTATCCTCTTTATATCCGGCACAGTGTGTGTCGTTGCGGGGAATGTAACGTGAGTTCTAATCAGCAGATATTATTGGGTGAGGGGGCTGGTGGCGGCATACCTAACTACATTGAAGAAGTGTTCTCGACTTATTTGTATACGGGTAATGGCACTACACAGACCATCACTAATAACATTGACCTGTCTACGAAGGGGGGGTTGGTTTGGATAAAGGATAGGGGGGATACTTGGCAGCATACGCTGACAGATTCCGCTAGAGGAACTGGTCAATACTTAGGGTCAAACATCACTAACGGCAATCAGCCTTGGAATGCCGATGCTCCCACATTTACCGCCACCGGACTTACTATTCCCGTTAACGGCGGCGTTCCTTACACAAATTACTTAACTAACACCTACGTCTCATGGACATTCCGCAAGCAGCCGAAGTTCTTTGATATTGTGACTTATACGGGTGATGGCGTTTCTGGTCGTGCTGTGGCGCATAACTTGGGAAGTGTGCCGGGTTCTGTAATCAGCAAAGCCTACGCGGGATCAACACAAAACTGGCTTGTCTATCACAGAAGTCTTGGAGCAAATACAACGCTAATACTAAACTCCACTGTTGCGGCATACACATCGTCTCCTGAGTTTCCAACAACACCGACTGCAACAGAGTTTTATGTCGGCAGTTTTGCAAATGTGCTTGGAACAACTTACGTCGCCTACCTATTCGCCCACAACGCAGGCGGCTTTGGTCTGGCTGGCACGGACAATGTGATTTCGTGTGGGTCTTGGACGGTTTCTGGAAGTGTTGGATCGGTAAATCTTGGATACGAACCACAATTTGTCATTGCAAAACGTAGTGATGACATTGGTAACTGGTTTATCTTTGACACCATGCGCGGGTTTACGGCAAATCAGCCTAACGGAAATACTTGGGTGGCTGCTAACACGGCAAATGCTGAAAATACAGGAGCATCATTTCCCGGCGCTATAAATGCAACAGGATGGTCATCTACAGCAGCATCTGGAATTGTGGATGGAACCTACATCTACATAGCCATACGCCGTGGCCCGATGAAAGTGCCTACAGTGGGGACGAGTGTGTTTGCGCCAATTACTTACACTGGAGATGGAGCAGCAAGCCGCAGCATAACAGGGTCGGGGTTTCCCCCAGATTTAAGTATTACAAAGGTACGCAACCAGAATAATAGAAACCTGTGGTTTGATAGATTGCGCGGGCGATATGTGTTGCTAAACAGCACCGGCACTGACGCTGAATTTAGTGACACCTCCACTTTAAGTTCATTTGATATGAATGGAATAAGTATGGGGGATACGGGCACAACCACCTTTGACATGAACTACGCCAGCTCTACTTATGTCGATTGGATGTTTCGCCGCGCCCCCGGCTTCTTTGATGTGGTTTGCTATACGGGGACGGGGACAAGCACAACCCAAGCCCACAATCTAGGTGCTGTGCCTGAGCTGATGATTATTAAATCAAGAGGGACAGCAGGGACAAACTGGTCTACATATAGCTTGCTGACCCCAACAACCTATAGATACAACACACTGCAAACCGACAGTAGCGGAACTGGTGGAAAATCTTATGGGCCGGGCGGTTCGCCAAATTTCGAAGAACTTTCCGCGCAACCAACATCAACTGTAATAAATCTGGCATCAAGCCACGAATCCAATTCGAGCGGTCGAACTTTTGTCGCCTACCTCTTCGCCACTTGCGCCGGAGTCTCCAAAGTCGGCAGCTACACCGGCAACGGCTCAAGCCAAACCATTGCGTGTGGCTTTGCGGCAGGGTCAAGGTTTGTGATGATTAAGCGCACAGACAATAATGGCGACTGGTACGTTTGGGACTCAGCAAGGGGCATCGTGGCAGGTAACGACCCGCACTTAAGGTTGAATGCCACACAAGCTCAAGTCACCACAGACGACAGCGTGGACACCGACAACAGCGGGTTTATCGTAAATCAGGACGCAGCGACAAACGTCAACGTGACTTCAGCCACCTACATCTTCCTTGCGATAGCTTGAGGTAATTATGCAGATCAGAATCAGAGCAACAGGTCAGGTGCTGCTAGAGCACGAGTGGATCAAGTGGGTAGCAACGACTTACGCAAAGTCTATTAGCGCAATGACCGCCGACATATACGATAGGTTCGACTCGGACGCAGTGTTTGAAGGCCCACAAGCAACGGGTGGGACTGTGTATCAATACTCGCAGCGTGACGGCGTAGAGCAGCAGTCAGACGGCAAGTGGTACACCAAGTACATCCTTGGTCCAGTGTTCGTTGATGGCGAGACAACAGCCGCAGAACAGGAAGCTGCTTACAAAGCTACGAAGGACGCTGAGTTTGCTAAGTCTGCCCGTGACTCGCGTGACAAGCTGCTGGCTGAGTGCGACTGGCTGGTGGTGAAGGCTCTGGAGTTATCTCAGGCTGTGCCAGCCGAGTGGGCTGCTTACCGTCAGGCTCTTCGTGACCTCCCACAACAAGCGGGCTTTCCGACTACCATCAACTGGCCTGTGAAACCGGAGTAACCCATGAACATCGACGAAATAGCGTTGCGCTCAATCATCCGAGAAGAGATGAAGTCTGTCCTCAAAGAAGTCGGCCTGCATGACGACGACGCGGGTAATGATGTACGCGACCTTCGCTCATTGATTACCGATTGGCGTGGCATGAAGAAAACTATATGGCAGACCATTGCGCGTGCGGGGACTCTCTTTGTTTTGGGCATACTGATGCTAGGGGCGTGGTCTAAAATCAACGGTGGGAACGAGTAATGATTGATCCTGTCTCAGCCTTCGCTCTTGCGTCCTCTGCGTACAATGCCATCAAGCGTGGCATTGAGATGGGGCGTGAGATCGAGGACCTGGGCGGACAGTTAGGCACCTGGTTTGGTGCTGTTGCAGATGTAAAGGCGGCTGAAGAAGAAGCTAAAGACCCACCTCTGTTTAAAAAACTCCTGTACAGCGGGTCAGTTGAACAAGAGGCAATGGCGAATTTGATGCGCCGAAAGAAGATTGAGCAGCAGGAGCGCGAACTGCGCGAGCTAATTGTCTACCGATACGGCGTCGAAGAATACACGGCGATGATGCGAGACCGTGCGAAGATCAGTAGTAATCGAAGAACCGCTGAACACAATCGTCGGCGCAAGATCAAAAACTTTATTCTAAATATCGCGGCAGTCGCTGCGATAGTTGCTTTATTAGCGGCCCTTCTCTGGCTTGTTGCTGGCCTTATTGAAAATCTGAGGTAATAAAATGTTAAGTCTAGTATCAAGTTTGCTGGGATTCGCTTCTGGTGGTTTGCCTAAAGTCCTCGACTTCTTCCAAGACCGCACAGACAAGAAGCATGAGTTGGCTTTGATGGCAGCGCAGCAGGAGCGTGAGATTGCCTTAGCTAAAGAGGGCTTTATTGCCCAGGCCAAGGTGGAGGAGATTCGGACAGCTCAGGTAGCTCTCCAGACCGAACAGGTTGCCATGCAGACACAGGCCCAAGAAAAGGTTGCCATGTACAAGCATGACATGAAGATTGGTGAGGGCGCATCTCAGTGGGTCATTAATCTCAGAAGCAGCGTTAGACCGATGGTCACGTACCTCTTTGTTGGCCTGCTGATCGTGGTAGACGTTGCTGGTATTTGGTATGCCTACTCAACAGGCGTAGCATTTGCTGACGCGATGGACATGGTGTTCTCAGACGATGAGA